TGCTCTTCCGATCTGGGGAGAGAGAGCGGTGAGGCCGTGCTGGCGGAACCGACGCCGATGTAGACTCGCATTGACTTGTTGTGATACCTAGCCACGCGCTCGCCTCCTGAGTAGTGTGGTCAATCCGCCGCCGCCTGGCGGGGAGCGACAAACGGATTGCTGAGCACCGCGGCGCTCAACTGCGCGACGACCTGGGCCGCCCGCGCGTCGAAGGTGTGTGGGCCGACTGCCCTGCGGGCCTCGGCCGCGGCGGCCGCCCGCCAGCCGGGATAGGCCAGCGCCCGCTGCACCAGCGTCGTGAGCTGCTCGGCCGTGTCGAAGGTCGGCACGCTCTCGCCGAACAGTTCGCCGCCTTCGGCTCGCGCCTGGGCCACCGTGAAGGCGCCACAGGCGGCCAGCTCGTAGGCGCGCGGGTTGAGGCTCTCAGCCGTCAACACATGCTGGGCGCCATCGACCCAGGTGCAGGTGCGGTTGAGGTTGAGACAGACGGCCGCCCGCTGGTAGAGCGCGGTGGCGGCGGCGTTGCTCATCGAGCCGCCACGGGCGAAGCGCCGCAGCTTCCGCCAGCCGGCCGAGCGGCGCACGCCGCCGTCGAGGTTGCCGTAGAGGCCGAGGTCGATGCCGGTCCAGTCGGCGGCGGCCAGCAGGTCGATGCGCTCGGGGAAGTAGGAACCGACAAAGACGACATCATGGCTGGGGAGAGTCGGGTCGGGCTCACTCGGCGCGTGGAAGCCGGTGCGGTAGGCGCCGGGCAGATACCACGTTCGCGCATTGGCTCGGCGCAGTGGCGCCACGCTGGTGCGCTCGTTGGTCCAGCAGCAACTGACCAGCCCGGCGCACTCGGCCTGCTCGTCGTCCTGGTAGGGGCTTTCAGTGAAGATGACGCCGGCCGGCACACGCGCCGCCCGTAGCAGGCGCAGGCCGTTGGGATTGACGAACAGGCCAGAGATGACCAGCACAGCATCGACGCGACCGCGCAGCGCGGCGAGCACCAGATCTTCGCTGGCCTTGAGCGTGACATCGCCGAAGCCTGGGCGGCGCGGGAGGGTCGGGTCATTCAGCCGGGCGATGCGGAGCTGCTGGCGCAGATAGCGGTCGGCGGCGGTCAGCCGCGCGTCGAGCGCGTACAGGCCGATGTCGTGGCCAAGGCGCGAGAGCGCCTCGCAATAGCCGACGGCGACATCGTGGGTGCTGGTCTCGGCACCGGGATGCGCGACAAGGAATCGGCTCACGCCGGCTGCCAGGCGGTGGCGCGCAGGTCGCCCAGCGCGCGGTCAATCTCGATGGCGATCGGCGTGCAGCCGTGCAGCCATTCGATCAGGTCGGCCGGCCGGATGTTGCCGTAGTACTCGCCGGCCTTGACCGTCAGCCCGTCCACCGCGCTGTGTGGGGCGCGCGGGTCGGTCGCGGCCGTCAGGATCAGCAGGCCGCCGGGCCGCACCAGGCGGCGCAGGTTGGCGACGAGCTCGGGCGCGGTGTCGGCGTGCTCCAGCGTCTCCAGACACAGGCCGAGATCGTAGGCGCCGGTCTCGCCCCAGGTGGCGCCGTCAGCCACCACATCGACGCCCGGCCCCGGCGCGATATCCACGCCGGTGTAGTCCTGCCCGTCGAAGAGCGGCCGCACGCTGCCGTTCACATCGCGGCTGCCCAGCTCGACCACACTGAAGCGGCGGGCCGTCAGTTCACGCACGATGCGCTGGCAATAAAAGAATGTGGCGCTATGCATAGACTTCGATCATGAACTCCATCGACCAGTAGCGCCGGCCATCGGGCGAACTGCCGCCGGCGGCCAGGTCGTAGTCGATCGTTGGCCCGGCGCCGCGCACCATGACCGACTGGGCGGCGCCGTTGAGGGTCGGCATCGACTCCAGCGCGTCGGGGATGCTCTTGGCGTTGCCGGTCGAGCGGTAGTCGTCCAGCAACCGCTGCGCGCCGGCGACATCGACCGCCGAGACAATGACGACGGCCGTGAGCTGGACGGTGGTCGTGTCCGGGCCGCTCTGGTGATAGGCAACCATGTCGGCGTCGTCGGCCTCGTCGATGATGACCATGCCACCCTGCGCCGGGCGCGGGCTGGTCGGCGTGTAGGCGTAGGCGCGCAGCTCGGGAATGGCGTTGAGCAGATCGGCCAGTCCCTCGCGAATAGCGTGCAGGTCCACCTAGCTCGCCCAGTCCTTCTCGATGCTCTTGCCAGCCTCGGCCAGGATACGCACAACATCTGCCGCGCTGTCCTGGGCGGCCGGCGCGACAAACGGACGGGGCGGTTGGCCGCGACGCGACACGGCCCGGGCGGCAGCGAAGCCACCGCGCAGCACGCCGGGTGGCGGCATACGGGCGCCAGGCCGGCGCCCTTTCTCAGCCGTCCGCGCCCAGCGCGAGGTGGGCTTCACTTTGGCACTGGTCAGGTCGCGGCCAATCGAGACCTTGGCTCGGGCCAGCGATTTCCCAATCGGGCGCGCCCTGCTCAGCAGGTTGGCCTTGACCACTTTGGCCGCCTCACGCAAGCTGCTGCGCAGTTGCTTCTTGGCGAACTTATCTTTGGCGATCTTGGCCCGGAGCTCGGCCAGCCCCTTGACCTCGACGCGAACGAGATCGCTGGCCATCAGGCGAAGCGCCGGCGACGCACATAGACGCTGAGCCAGTCCTGCACGTCACGGTCGGACACAATCCGCAGCGTGCCGAGTTCGGCCGTGCCAGTGACGCCCAGCGGCGCGGTGCGGAGCGAATAGAACCGTTCGACCAGGCGCAGGCAGGCTTCCTTGACCAGCGGCGGCGGGCCGCTGGCGCCGTAGCCGAAGGCGCCGACAATCTGGACGCCGCCGGGCACACCGGCCGGGAAGCGCTGCGTGCCCGCGACCTGATCGACCTCGATGCGGTCGTAGGGCAGGCCATCGGCGACGGCGTTGTAGGGCAGCAGGTAGTAGTCGGTCGTCGCCCACGTCACCTCAAAGATGCGGTCGCCGGTCGTGTCGGTCTTGAGCGTGGTGATGGCCGTGAACTCGTCCACCGTCAGGCCGTAGGGCGAACTGGCGGTGTAGTAGCGGGTGCCGGCGCCACTGTAGAAGCGGCGGCCGGTGTGGTCGTCAATCCAGCGGGAGGCGGCCGTGATGACCGTCTCCAGCAGGTTGTCGTCGCCATTGTCGGAAATGGACATCCGCTCCCGAGCTTCAACGAGGGAGCAGTAGCCATTCGTGACGGCCATGCTAGGCGGGCTTCCTCGCCGATGGCTTGCCGGTGACGGCCTTCTCGGACGGCTCGACCGCGGCCGATTCAACGGGGGCGACCTCCACCTCCGTGTCTTCGACCTCGTCCTCGTCTTCTTCTTCCGCTTCCGCCGCGGCGGCGTCGGCTTCAGCCTTCTCTTTGGCGGCCTTCTCGGCGGCGGCCTTGCCCTCGGCCACGCGCGGGTCGTCCTCGTCCAGCAGGACGAAGGCGCCGCCGTCACGCACGACGCGCTCGGGCGGGATGACCTCGGCGTTGCCCTGCGCGACATGCGCCTGCGACGCATGTTGGTTCATCGAGATCAGCCGCCCATCCGCGAGGAGAAGCCATACCTCGTTGTCTACGACTTCCATTGCGTCCTCCAGGAGGCGGGTTGCCCCGCCCCACACGTGTTAGTCAATAATCGCGCTGGGCGGCGTGGCGCCACCGTAGCGTGGGCCGACCAGCAGGTACTGGGCGCTGGTCAGGTTGGCGACGTTCGACGCGCCAGTGATGACGGCGATGCAGTCGAAGCCGTTGGCCAGGTCGAGCGACGAGGGGTCGATCTGGAAGATGACCTGCTTGTTGGCAACACCGGCGTCGGTGGTGTAGCTGACGGCCGCCGTGCGGGCCACCAGCGTATCGGTGGCCGCCGTGCTCAGGTTCGACCAGATCGGGACGGTGTTGGTAATCACCTTCGAGCCGGTGCCGGCGACGGCGCTCGCCTGGTTGATCGAGATGGCGATCGTCGCGGCATTGCCCTGCGTCACGCTGACCATCACGTAGCACAGGGCGTAGTTCTTGAGGTTCACCCAGTCGCCGGTACGGCCGGCAGCGTCGGTCGCCAGCGGCATCGCCTCGACCCACTTGCCATCTAATGCGGGATTGAAGAACATGACGGTCGCCTCCTAGTGGGTGGCCAGCGTGACGAACGGGCTGGTCGTAGAGGTGCCCTTGTAGGGCGTCAGGACACTGTTCCAGAGCGGCTGGCCATCCACCCGGTAGACAAACCGGAAGGCGGTCTGGTCGGTCAGGAACTGGACGTGGATGGACGAGGCCGACTGGATGCCGCCCTTGTCAGCGATGACGTACTGGGTCAGGTCGGCCAGGATGACGTCGCCGAGCGTGCCGAGCGTGCTGTTGTATTCGGTCGGCACGATCGGGCGGCCCAGCAACATGCCGCGTGGCGCGTCACTGATGCGGCCCGGCTCGATGAAGGCCAGCGTGTTGGCGGCCGAGAGCTGCAAGATCTGCTGGTAGACGTCCTGGTTCATCAGCCAGACGGCGTTGGCCATGCTCGGCGCCCACAGCCGGCCATACATGGCGGCGGCGTTGGCGACGGTGAAGGTGGCGGTCTGGCCGCCGGCCTGGGCCTGGGTGACGACGGCGCCGCTATTGAGAATGCCGAGCGGCTTGCCGGCGCCATCGCCGTTGATGATGGCGTCCTCGACCAGGAACTGGATCTCGTTGGTCAGCGCCTCGGAGATGATCGCTTCCAGCGCCGGCGCGTCGTCGAGCAGCTCGTCGGTGGCGTAGGCCAGCCCGGCGACCTTGTTCAGGTTCAGCTCGATGTAGCGGAAGGCGGGCCGGCTGGCCGTCTTGGTGTCGGCCTCACCCAGCCAGTAGGCCTGGACGCCGCCGTAGCGGCTGCCGGTGGCGCGGGACGTCTCGGCGATGGCCGGGATCTTCAGGCTGTTGGACCGCGCCGAGATCGGGATGCGCCGGCAGCGGCGGAGGACTTCGCCGGTCTGGTAGACGCGGCGCCAGACTTCGGAGGCGAAGTCTTGCTGGACCAGGAAGCCGCCATCGGTGCCGACCGACTCGTTGAGGCCGGTGGCGGCGCGCTGCTCGAGCAGGCGCGGGTCGATGCGACTGCCGGGCTCGGCGGCGCGGGCGACGGCCAGCAGTTGCTCGCCGAAGGAACGGAAGCGCTGCGGCTCGCCGGCCGTGCGGGTCTCACCGGCGGGGGTGGGGGGGGGGGGTTGGCGGAAGGAGGTGCGGGCACCCTCCTCATGGGCGACCAGGGTTTCCTCACGCACCATGCGCTCGGCCAGTTGTTCGGCCTGGCCGATCAGGTCTTCGAAGTCGCGGGCTTCCTCGATGGAGAGCTCACGCTGCGCGTCGTCGGCGGTGAGCTGGAGCGTCCGGGCGCGGGCAACCAGATCCTTATGCTGCTCGCGCAGCTTGGCGATGTCCATGTGTGTAGGCTCCTTAGAGCTTCGCCATCCGGTCCAGGCGAGCGCGTAGCCGCTGGGCGCGCATGGCGTCGATGGGGACGGGCGATTCCCGACGCAACACCGAGTGGCCCGAAGGAGCCGGGTCGGAGCCTACCGTCACCGAGTGGCCCGAAGGAGCCGGGTCGGCGAGCAGGAGTGCGTTCAGATGGTCGAGGGTGGCGCGCATGACGGCGTGCTCGCTCTCGGACAGCGGCAGGCCGCGGCGGGCACGATCGAAGGCGCGGGCCACGTCGTCGTCGATGCCGAGATCGGTCAGCGACCGCACGGCGCTGGTCGTCTGCGGATAGGCCGGATAGGTGACGGGCGAGATGTCGAAGAGCTGGGCCTCGATGACGAGCCGTTCGTCGATCTTCTTGCCATCGGCCGTCTTGGCCTGGCGCCATTCTTCTTTGGCGATGCGGAAGGCGAACGAGCTCTGGTCGATGTCGCCGCGGCGCAT